ATGTGGCAGTCGCAGTGGTGCTTCAGGTCAGTCGGATCGGCCGCGCTGGAAGGCGTCGAAGAGCATGTCGCGCATCGAACGGATGTCCGTTTCGATCCGGTCGAGGCGGTCGCCATCGGCCTTGCGGTCCTCGCTGCGCTGCCGGTCGATCCGGTCGCGGTCGGCGATGAGCTCCCGGTCGAGGCGGTCCAGCAGGGCCTCGTTGGTGAAAGGCTTTGCGCGTGATCGCCGCGATCAGGGCCATGGTGCCGCCGATCAGGGCGGTCAGCGCGGCGGTGATCCCGTGGTCCCGAAAGGCCCGCGCGACCTCCCCGGCGAGAGTGGTCTGGTCGTTCATGTTGGTCCTTTCCGGCCACGGGGCGTGGCGCTTCAGTAATCCGTCTCGACGTAGACGCCGGAACAGTCGTAGGCGACGGCCGCGGCGGTGCTGCCGTTGTTGAGGTAGTTGCGCGGGCTCAGAAGCTGGGTCGCCGCGGGCATGTCGGTGGTGATCGTGGCCTCCGCCACCGCGCCCGAGACTTCCTCGACCACGCGGATCCCGACCGCGCTGTCGTTCGGGGCCGCTGCAATGTAGAGCGTCAGCACATTCGTCGTGCTGGCCACCGGGAACCCCGCGCCGAGGTCGATCAGGGTCGGCGCGCCGGAGCCATCGTTATGGACGATCTGCCAGTTGGCATGGGTGCCCCGCTCGAACCCGATGCCTAGCGCGTTGACGACAGCCGAGAGCGTCAGGGTGGTCGAGAGCGCCGCGACCGATCCGATCAGGCCGAAGAACCCCATGCCCGTCGCCTGAAGTGTGACCAACGACAGCCGATTCACATAGGTGAAGCCGCCCAGACCCTCGTCATTGCCGCGCCAGCAGACCCAGCCTGCCGATCGTTCCTCGGCCGCCGCCCCGGCTGTCGCGGCCGACGTCATCCGCCAGCGCCGCATCGAAGTGGAAAGGTTGGTCGTGGCGAGCGTCGGCGTGGCCGCGGTGCCGACGGCCGTGCGCGGCATGCCGTTGGTGTTGATCGTGGTGCTGGTCGAGGGCGCCCATGTCGCGATCCGGTTCACTCCGAAATGTGGCTGGAGCGGGAAGTGGCGGCCGGAGGGGCGTTCGACATCGAGCCAGCCCATCCCCGCCCGGTCGCGGGCATAGAGCGCGAGTTTCCCCGCGGGCGGAGGCGAGGGGACGGCATCATGGGCGGGCAAAACGACCGGCTCGGCCAGCTCGACGCGGCCGCTGGTGCGGTCGATCCTGATCGCATCGTAGAAGGCCGACCCATCCGGGCTGACCTTGACGCTGAAGTCGTCATTGCCGAGCAACCCGATCAACGCCCGTGCCGAGAAGCCGGTCTTGAAGGCGAAGGCAGCGTCGTTCGCCGGGGCGGCCTTGTTGACCGTGGCCTCGATCCCCGCGCCCGCGTTGTTCAGCAGCACGGCCGGGGTGTTGACCGACATCCGGTTGTAACTGTCGGCCGTCGCCCCGCCGAGGCCGAGCAGTTGCGCGGTCAGGTTCGCTTGTGGCATGCCGACCTGTGTGACGGCATTGGCGAAGGTGACGGTCGGCGTGTTGATGACGGTCGTGCCGCCCGCGCCAGCCGTCGCAGAGCCGATGTTCACAACGGTCGTTGATCCGGAGGCGCCGCCGGTACCGATGTTCACGGTCTTCGTGACACCGGTCGTCGTGGCCCCGGTGCCCATGCCGTAGGTGGCGGTCGTGGTGGCCGTGCCGATGCTCGCCAAGGCTGCGGAGACGGTGACGGTCCCCGAGGCGGTCAGCGTCCCTGAGAAGGTCTTGTTGCCAGAGAAGGTCTGCGTGCCCGCGAGGATCGCCAGTTCGGAGGATGTGTTTGGCAGCGTGAAGCTGCGCGTCGTCCCGGCACTGATCCCTGCCAGCGAGAAGGTGGCCTTCTTCGTCGGATCGGCATCGTTCACGAGGCTGAACACGGCGTCCGAAACGTCGCGAGGCTCGCCCACCACCTCCCAGGCGCTGCCGCTCCAGACGAGGAACAGCCCCTCGGCCGCCACCCAGACCAGCCAGCCGGTGCGTGGTACGAGGCGGATCCATGCTCCGTCGACCCAGAAGGCGATGTTCAGATCCCACCCCGCCCAGAGGCCGGTCGCACCGGAGGCGACGAGGTGCCGGTTCCCATCGGCCGGGCTGGCCGGGGGCGTGGTTCGCGTCCGTTCGAGGACGGAGAGTTGCACCATGGCATCGAGCAGCCGCAGCGCCTCGTTGTGGGTGACGTGCTTCTGCGCCTGGGCGGCCAGAAGATACGGCAGGCCCAGATGGGTCGTGGTATCGGACATGAGGGTTCCCGCGGGTTGGGATCAGAATTGCAGCGTCACGGACGCAGGCGTGCCTCGGCCGAGGCGGTTCGAAAGCTGGAAGATGCGGATCGCCAGCGTCTGACCGGGGCCGAGCGGCGCACCCCAATCGGCGCTCTGCTGGGCGGCGGTGTAGAGGACGGAGGTCGTGGTGCTGGTCAGCGTGCGCTTGACGGCGGCCCCGTCGAGGATCTGCACATCGTAGCTTTCCACGTCCTCGGCCAGCGGCACCTCGACCTGCTCCCAGGCATCCGCGACCAGCGCGCGGGATCGCCGCGTCCAGCGAATGGTCAGATCGCCCAGGCTGCGCGCGACCCGCCAGGGCTGCTCGACTTTCACCGGCGCGAAAGGGACCAGCCCTCTGCCCGTTGGCGTGAAGCCCAGCGCTGCATAGCTCGCGTCGCTGACCGCACGCGCGGCCGGGCCGACCCGCCAGTTCCATGGCATGCCGAGATCGGCCTCGGCGATGGGCAGCGAGGCCAGCGTTGCATCCAGCACCACGACCCGCGCTCCGGCCGGTGCGGGATTGCCCATGGTATGTTCCGTTCCACGCTGGCCGCGCAGGAGGCGGGTCAGTCGGTAGCGGCCGGGCGCGATCAGTTCGGCTTGGACAGCCTGGACGATCTCCCAGATCCCGGCCGCCGTCTCCACGGCCAGTGCATTCGCCCCGCCGAACAGCGCGACGTCGGTCACGCTTTCCAGCGTCCCCGACAGGAGATCAACGACCAGCTGGTTGCCCAGATCGAAGCGCGAGGTCGGCCCCGAAAAGAAGTCGAAGGCCATCGTGCCGATCCGCGCCCGACTGCCGAATGTGGTCAGGAGGTTGAAGCCATCCGTGGACGCGCTGCGGAACACCGCGATCTCGCCTGGCCAGGGGCTGGCATGGGCGGCGATCAGCGGGCGATGGGCGGGCTGGTCCTCCGAAATCTGCGGCAGGTCCAGCATCACCACCTCGGGCACGCCGAAGACGACGGGGCTGGCGAGCGAAGCCGGGCGGGGATTGCCGGGCGGCAGGTCGTAGGCGGCGCGGTCCTGACGGACGGCCTCAATGCCCCGCGCGTCGGCATCGGCGACAGAGACGAGGCGGAACTCGATCTCGCGGCCGTCATGCGCGAGGCGGATCACATCGGCCGGATCGAGGGCCAGGCGCGAGGGCGGCAAACGGAAGGTGGCGCTTTCCCTGCCGATCCAGGCTTCCATCAGCGCGCGGCGGCAGCGGCGCTCGGCCTCCTCGGGCGGGATCGCCATGGGGAAACTCTCCGAGGCGATGCGGGTCGCATCGACGGTGCTGCGGCGGGCTTCGACGAGGGCCGCGTCATAGTCCTCATCCGCCCGCGCAACCTGCCACTTCAGCGCCTGGGGCAGTTCGGTCTCCTGCGCGCGGACCAGTTCCAGCGCCTCGCCTTCCCGGCTGGCGACCAGATCATCCACCGCGAGGGTGAGGCTTGATGCCCGACCGCGCATGACGAAGCGGATCACGCCCTCGGTCTCGATGGCGTCGAACCCGAAGTGGCGGGCCAGCGTGGAAATCGATGCGCGGGGGCTTTCCAGCGCGCCGATGACATAGCCCTCGACCGCGCCCCAGAGGCCGGAGACGTCGATCAGGCTTTCCGCCAGCCCGGCGCGCTGGCAGAGGTGGCGCACGAGGGCCGCCAGCGACACAGCGCCGAGCCTGCCAGTCAGCCAGTGACCTAGCCGCCAGTTCGGCCCGTCCGTCCAGACCCCGGTCAGTTCCGGAAAGAACGGATAGGGCCGCGCGTCCCAGGTCCAGGCGGCACATTCCGGCGCATGGACCATCCGGCCGCCGTAGATCGCGGACACCGGGTTGTTTGCCGCCTTACCCCACCAGAGGTAGCTTGCCTCCAGATAGGCGCGCTGGATCGCGTCGTCGCGCCAGCCCCGCGAGAAGTAGGGCGTGAAGCTTTCCGAGGACTTCGGGTCGAAGAACACGTTCGGCTGGTTCGTGCCCCGGTCGATGGCGGGACAGCCCAGTTCCGTGAACCAGACCGGTTTCGACTGCGGTACCCATGCGGTGGGCGTGCCGCTTTCCACCCCGCCCGGCCGGTTGAAATGCGGGTTCGACCACCAGGCGCGCAGATCCTTGTAACGGAACACCCACGGTTTGCCTGCAGCGCCATCCGTGATCGGCGTGCGGATCTGCGCCGACCGGTCGGCCGGGCTGGCATAGAACCAGTCGAAGCCCTCGCCTCCCGCGATGTTGGCCTGCAGGTAGCCCCGGTCATGGATCGCGGGCCAGCCCTCGAGGGCATCGGCATGGTCGAAGCCGTCGCGCCAATCCGACAGCGGCATGTAGTTGTCTATGCCGATGAAATCGATGTTGGCATCGGACCAGAGCGGGTCGAGGTGGAAATGGACATCGCCGCTGCCGTCGCCGGGCTGATGGCCGAAATACTCCGACCAGTCCGAGGCGTAGCCGACCTTGGTGCCCGGCCCGAGGACCGCCTTCACGTCCGCGGCCAGCGATTTGAAGGCCGTCACGGCGGGATAGGCGCTGGCGCTGGAGCGGATCGTCGTCAGGCCGCGCATCTCGGTCCCGATCAGGAAGGCGTCGACCCCGCCCGCCACAGCACAGAGATGGGCGTAGTGCAGGATCATGCGGCGCAGGCCCCAGTCGCCCGAGGGACCGGTCCAACTGACAGTGTCGCTGGCTACCGCGAACTGCGCCGGGGTTGCCGCACCGAAGAAGGCCGAGACCTGCGTCGCGGCGGCAGCCGTCTTGTCCGCGGTCCCTGCATAGCCCGCCGCCGGGGAACAGGTGATCCGCCCGCGCCAGGGAAAGCTGGGCTGGCCCGGCGTGGCGGCGTTGGCGCTGTAGGGGTTCGGCAGGGTGTTCCCGGGCGGCACGTCCATCAGCAGGAAGGGATAGAACGTCACCCGCAACCCGCGCGCCTTCATCTCGCGGATCGCATGCACCACCGCGAAATCCGCAGGTGTGCCGCCGTAGACCGGCCGATCCTCCGCGTCACGGCTCACCAGATGCGCATTCGCCCGTGCCACGCCGTTGACCGACCAGACCTTTGGGCTGGTAACCTTCGTCGCCACTTCGACGCCCGGCTTGATCGCGCAGTTGCCCGCGCGCAGGTCATTGCCGAACCAAGCCACGACCAGGCTGACGCTTTCGACGGCCGGGGCCATGGCTTGCAGCCGATCGAGGGCCACGACGATGTCGGCCTCATCGGGCAGCGCGTTCAGGTTCTCGGCCGAGGTCGTGCCGCCGGTGGTCTGGCCAAAGACCGTCGTCGTGGCGCCCACGGTCTTCCGGACAGCCTCCGTCGCATAGGTGAACTCGCCCGAGGCCGGGATCATCGTCACCGCCTTGACCAGCCCCTCGGCCGTGTCTGGGTCTGCGAGCGGCCTGAAGACCTCGAAGCTGAGCTGCGGCAGGCGGTTGCCGTAGGTCGAGAGCGGCAATTCCTCGAAGACGACATAGGCCGTGCCACGGTAGGCCGGGGTGTTGGTCGGCCCCATCTTCGCCGAAATGAACGGGTCGGCCGTCTGGGTCTCGTTGCCGGGATACCAGCGCCAGGTGATGCTGGTCATGTCGAGCGGCTTGCCGTCGGCCCAGACACGACCGATGCCGGTGATCGGCCCCGCGCACAGGGCGACCGCGAACGACGCATAGTAGAGATATTCGGTCGTCTGGACCCGGCCACCGCCACCACCCTTGCCGCCGCCTTGCGTCGTGGTCTTCGTCTCCTCGCGGAAGTCCGTGGCCCAGATGATGTTGCCGCCGATCCGCATGCGCCCGTAGAGGCGCGGGATGATCGCACCTTCCGTCGCGGACGTGATCCGCAAGCTGTCGAGACGCTGGCCCTCGATCTTTTGCGCCGGGGCCAGCGAGGACACGATCCAGCTGTCGACGACCGACCCGATGGTCGAGCCGATGAAACCGCCGATGGCGGCCCCCGAAAAGCCGAGGATCGCGCCGCCAAAGGCCCCGCCGATGGCGGAGCCGACGGCACCGAGTACGAGCGTGGCCATGGGAAAATCTCAGCGTGCGGGGAAGAGAAAGGCGAAGGCGACACGCCGTCGCCAGGCAGAGGTTAGCGGTTCCTCGATCACGCCGAGGCGTTCGTAAGCGTGTAGGAAGGTCTCAGGGCTGGTGAGGATCCCGACATGCTTGGCGATGGCGCGCGGCATCATGCGGAACAGGATCAGCGCGCCGGGTGGGGCGTCGCGCGGCACGATCTCAGGCATCATCCGTCGTGCTCCTTCGGCCAGCACCTCGTGCGGGCCGGTCTCGCCCCAGTCGCGGCTGTATGGTGGGATTGGAAAGGGTTCCGGCCCCACCACATCGCGCCAGATACCGCGCGCGAGGCCGAGGCAGTCGCAGCCCACCCCGCGCAGGCTGGCCTGGTCGTGATAGGGCGTGCCTAGCCAGGATCGCGCAACGGCGATGACGATGGCGGGGTCGGCGGTCGTCACAGGACCGCCCCCTCGTGGCCGCCATCCTTGGTGGCGTAGCGCAGCACGGCGTCTTGCCCGGGGATGTGCGGGAAGCCCCTGAAATTGGCAGCATTGGCGAACTTCGTCCCGCAGGTGGCGAGGCGCTTGTCGCAGCCCGCGCGTACCACGAACGCATCTGTCGTCATGATCGGGCGCACCGGCGCTTCCAGCAGGGTCAGGACGGCGACGCCATCGACCAGATCGTGCGACAGCACCTCGACCCGCCGCCCGGCGTTCGCGCCAGTCGACCACTCCACCAGACCGAAGCCGAACCAGCCTGCGGCAAAGGTGCCAAGGCCGGAAGCGGTGAAGGCCCGATCCCGCAGCACATCGATCACCGCGCCGGTGCCCTTGAAGGCCGGTGCTTCGAGGTTAACGCCGCAGCGCGCATCGCCCAGCGCGGCATCGCAACTCGCTTGGAACGTCCGCCCCACTGTCTGGCCAAGGATGTGCGCCAGCGACCGCACCTCGGCCACGAAGGCCAGCCGCCCGCGCCGGATCTGGCCGATGGCCCCGCGGCGCAGGAGCACACGCTGCGCCGGGGCCGACCAGTTCACGCGCCAGACCTCGACAGCGGCATTGTCCCAGCGGCCGTCGAGGATGTCCGTCTCGGTGATCCGGTCGGACGACAGCACCCCTTGGGCATCCTGCGCATCCACGGACAGGTCCGACCCCGACCGGACCTCGGAGGCAGTCAGTCCGCTATCCGGTTCGAACTCGGTGCCTTCGAAGGTGAGGGTCCGGTCATGATCGGTGAAGCCGAAGATCACCCCATCGGCGCGGGTGATGCGCCAGCACCACGCGAGTGTCGTCGTGCCCTCGTCCAGATGGGCCTGCAGCGCGGGGTTCAGGGACTTCATGTGCGGATTTCCACGAGCGGGATCGAGGTGATCGACCCGAGACGTTCGAGATCGAGGGTGACGTCGAGGACGTCGGTGTTGAAGCGGACCGGGACGTCGAATTCGAAGCCCGCGGTGATGGCGATGCCAGCGGCTGGGGCCGTCGTGAAGGTGATGAGGCCGGTCGCCGAAACCGACCAGCCGGAGGCCTGCGGTGTGCCGTTCAGCGCGATGGCTACGGTCCCGGCGACGGGCTTGGTGATCGCGCGCGTCCAGGACTGCGCACCGGAGGTGTAGCGCTTGGTGAGCTGGAAGAGGGTGGCCGAGCCGTTGCCTGTGCCGATGGGTTGATTGGTCGCGGCGGGCGTTTGCGATGGCAGGCAGGATTTGAAGTCGGCCCAATCCTTGAAGCGGAAACCGTGGAGGCGGCCATTGCGGGCCTCGAAGAAGGCCACGACCGCCGCCAGATCGTCGGCGCGGCGGATGCCATAGGCCACGTCGTAGCGGCGGCGCGAATTGGCCCAGCTCGCATTGCGCTCCTCGGCCCCGCTAGCCAGTTCGACGATCTGGGTGCGGCGCTCGGGTCCGCCGCGTGCCCCACGGCTGATGTTGTCCGGAAACCGGACCTCGTGGAAGGCCATCACATCCCCCTCCGACCTAGCGACACAGCGCGTGCGATGTCGCTGGCAACCTGCGTCCGGGACTGGCGGAAGCTCTCGGCGTCGCGCGCGTTGATCGTGACGTTGACGGTGGGCGCGCCCGCCAGGCCGTAGCCTGCCGCCTCGCGCCGGGAGAGGACGCGCTCGCCACGTTGCAGGATCGCGGGAACCTCGTCTGGCCGCAGTCCGGCCCAGCCACCGTTGTGCATGCGCGGGGCAGTGGCGAAGGCCGGCGCCGGGACCATTCGGCCGGGACCGGGGGCGCCGACCATGCCGCCCGCATGCAGGATGTTCGCGAAAATCCCACCCGCGCGGCCCAGCGCGCCGGAAAGGGCGTTTGCAATCGGGCCGAGGATGAAGCGCCGGGCAGCGAGCTTGGCAAGATCGGCGATCATGGACGTGACCAGATCGCGGAAGTCGAGCTTGCCGGTCTTCACGAAGTCGCCGATGGCATTCTCGGCCGAGGTGAAGGCCCCGACCAGCGCCTGGCCGATATCGCCACCGATGTCGCGCGCCTTGGCGGCGTAGTCGGCCAGTGCAGCCGTGACGGCTTGCCAGCCGGTCAGAGCGGTGTCCGCGCCTTCGGCTGCAGCGGCCCCCGCGTCGCGTGCTGCGCCGCCTGCGCCATCGGCGGCAGTGGCCGTGTCGTTCAGCCCGGCCGTGAGGGCATCTGCCGAAGCGGCTGCATCGGCGAGTGCGGTTTCCGCCTCGGTCCCCGTGCCGGTCACCGCATCCTTCAACGCCTGCCAGCTGGCCAGCGGCCGACCGGCGGCATCGGCGAGCATCCCGGCCGCTTCGCGATATCCGTCGGCGCGGGCGCGGGCATCGTTGGCCATCGCCCCGAGGCCGAGGTCAGGCGGTTCGAGATACGTCCGCGACAGCGCGGCCGAGAAGGCGTCCGCCGCTGCAGCGCCCGCAGCGGTCGCGGCCCCCTCGAACGGATTGCCAACGCGGCCGAGTTCCACCGGGTCAAGGATGCCGATCCGGACACCACCTTCGCCGGTGGCCCATTCGGGCAGCAGCGCGAGGGCCGCATTCAGCGTCTCGATGAAGCTGTTGATGCGCGTGACGACGCCGTTCAGCATCGCCTCGACGCCGGAGATCAGCCCGTTCGCGGCCTGGAAGGCGAAGTCACCAATGGCTCCCGGCAGGCTGCCCCAGATCGCGACAGCGGCATCGTAGGCGCCCTGGAAGATCGCCGCCGTCCGGTCGCCAAAGCTGACCACGCCTGCGACAGTGCCCTCGAGCGCCGAGAGGCCCGCCGCCTTCAGGTCCTCCCACCCCGCCGCCATGCGGGCGAGGGCCGCATCCAGCGACAGGCTCATGCGAGACCAGACTTCGCGGGCGAGATCGCCGAGGAGCCGAAACGCCTCGCCTACGCCGCCGACCCGGGCGACGAGCTGCGAGAACTGGTAGACCAGCTCGCCCGCACCGACGATCAGCGCGCCGATGCCGGTGCGGATCAGGGCACCGCGAAGGAACACCAGCGCCGTGGCCAGGCCGCGCACCGACAGGGCCGCGGCGGCAAGGCTCGCCACCCAGCGCCCGGCCATGACAGCAGCGAAGGTCGCCGCATACGACGCGAGGCGCCCGAGGTTGCCGATCAGCCCGTCGATGGCCGAGCGCAGGATCCCGCCATCGGAAGCCAGGGCAACGAAGGCATTGGCCAGCGCCTCGATGGTCGGGGCTACGGCGACCGCAATCCGGTTGTGCAGGCCGTCGAAGACCAGAGACACCGTGCCGAGCGCCAGTTGGGTGCGGCGCAAGGCTTCCAGCGCATCGCTGTCCAGCACCGCCCCGAGATCGGAAGCCTGATCACCAAGACGGGCCATCTCCGCCCCACCGTTCCGCAGGAGAGGGATCAACCGCGTCGCATCCGAGGCCATGGCCTCGAGATAGAAGGTCATTTCCTGCTGGTTCAGTCCCGCCCGTTCCAATGTGTCGACGTAGAGTTGCAGGGCTTCCGGCCCAGACAGACGTGCGAACTGATCGGCCGTCACACCCACACGCGGTGCGACATTCTCGAAGAAGTCGGCCATCGGACCGCCGCCGGTCTGCAGGAAATCCCCGACACGGTCGTTCACGTCCTTCAGAATGTCGGCCAGTTTCTCCTGTTCGATCCCGACCGTCCGCGCCCCGGCCGACCAGCGCTGCAGCGCTTCGGGCGTGGCGTTGGCGATCTGCGTGAACTGCCGGATCTGCGCGGCGCTCTCGGCGGTGGAGCGGACGATCAGCCCGAGGGATGCCGTCGCCGCTGCTGCCGCGGCCCCAAGGGCAAGCCCGGCCCGGCGCGCGAAAGCGGCCAGCCGGGTGTTGGCCAGTTCCATTTCGCGCGACAGACGGCCGAAGCCGCGGGCACCAGCTTCGCCCGCCCCCTCCAGCTCCGCGCGCACGCGCCGTCCGCCCTCCGCCACGAGGCGGACGGAGACCTTCTTCTCAGCCATTGCGGCGTCCTTCCATCTGCTCGTTGAGTTTGCGCACCATCACCGCCTCGACCTCGGGCAGCAGTTCGGCGGCGATCAGCGCGTTGACGCCAAGCGCCTGCGCCAGCGCGAGGGCCGCGCCCATGTCCCATCCGACGACCGCGCCCGGCGCGATGCGCAGCTGGCCGCCGAGGCGCTGGGTCAGGTCCCAGACCTGCCAGCCCTCGACCGTTTCCGGCAGGTTCAGTCTTGCGGGGCAGTCCGGGCAGAGGCCGGAGCAGGCCGCGCAGTAGCTGTCGCCCCCGCCGAAGGACCAATCGGCGAGGGCGCGGAGGCGTTTTTTTCCTGATCCAGCATCAGGCCACGGGCGACGTATTGCGCCTGGAAGGCCTCGAAGACCGGCCAGATTTCGAGGAGGGCGTCGATTCCGTCCGGGCTGACGGGGACGAGGTTGCCGTCATCGTCCCCGACGCCTTCCCATTCCAGCACCGCGCGGCGGGCGACGGCCTTGGCCATCGCGAGCGCCATGTCCTCCTGGCTCGAGGTTTCCGACAGGCCATCGATGGCGGGATCGGCGCGGGCAGAGACCATCAGCGCGGTGGTCAGGGGCGCTACAAGGACGCGCAGTCCGGGGAGCAGGTCCAGCCATTCGGGCCGGTTCGAGAGATTGAGGCGGATCATGATCAGTATCTCGTGACGGTGTTGACGAGGATGGCGGTGCACATGCGGGCAGGGCTGGTGGCGCGGGCCGCCTGCCAGTCGAAGCTGGCCTGGATTCCCTGCGGTCCGGGGATCTCGATCCGCGGGACCGGCAGGTAGACGGCATGGGCTGTGAAGGTGAAGCTGGCGTTCGCCCCGAGGCTGTAGGCGAATTCCAGCTCGCAGGGCGTGCCGTCGATGGCCTGAGTCACCAGCGCCGAGTCGGCGAAGCGCACCTCCACCCGGCCGGTCAGCGCCGCCATGCCGGGATCGGCCCCCTCGATCTTGCCGTCGTTACGGATGGTTTCGATCCGGTCGAGGCCGTTGGCATAGGTGATCTCGGCTGAGACGACGTTGCCCAAGGCCGTGCCGTTGCGCTTCACCACACCGTTGAAATGGCCGAAGCGCTGAAGGCCCAGCGCGGTGGGCGTCCCCGCGGCGGTGGTCGTGGCAATTGCTTCGCCTTGCGCGATCAGCCGGGCCGTGGCGGTCAGCAGGCCCGACCGGCTCATCTGCCAGCTGAGCTGGTCCATCACGCAGCCCGCATACATCGCGAAGCGCGGCACCTCGGGCATGGCCACCTCGATGGCCATGGAGGGCAGGGTCCAGTTGCCCGATTGGAAGGTGTGGGTCTTGGGCGTGGTTCCCGTCGTGGTCGGGGCGCCGAAGGCGGCCTTCAGCCAGAAGCCGAAGGCCTCCACATCGATCGGCACCACCACCTCGCCATCGGCTGTGACGGCATCTTTGATGGGTGCAAGGGGATCGCGGCCGTAGCCCAGCAGTTCGCTGTTCAACAGCGGCTGCTCCGCGCCCAACGTGGTGCGGGCGAAGGGCATCAGCCGATAGCCGCTGGCGGGCGGGGTGCCGTAGACGGTTTCGAACGCAAGCGCCATCTGCGCCCGCGCGCCGTGCGCGCGTGCCATGGGGGTCTCCTTTGTGGGGGAATTCAGGCCAGAGGGCCTGTGGTAGTGTAGTGCAGGACGACGATGATCACCGCCGCTTTCAGCGCCGCGGCACCCTCGACGGGCAGATCGACCGAGGCCGGGGCCTCCGGTTCCACCCAGTCACAGAGGCCACCCAGCGTCCGGTCGGCCTCCAGCGCCGCGCCGATGGCGGCGATCAGGTCGTCAAAGGCGCTGGCCCGGCCGCTGCCCGCCTGGACGACGACCTCCAGCTCGGCCCGGTGCTGGTAGTGGTAGCGCAGGGGTGACAGCGTCAACTCCGGCTCGCCGGGCTGGCCGTCGCGCAGGATGATCAGCCCGGCCGCCGGGATCCGCTCGGGCAGCACTTCGTCGCGCAGGGTGAGGGCGGCAAGTGGCTGCAGCCGCGCATGCAGCGCGGCGAGGATGGATTCGCGGGTCGTGGGCATTTTTCTTTAGCTGGCAGACAGTGACGTGTTTGGAGGCTAGACCTGTGCAGGTCTTTCTTTATGAAGGCATCAGCGGCTATGCTTTGCCCTTAGGTTGATCAGCGGAGCACAGGCATGGGCGCAGCCAGGACAATTCGCCAAGGCAATCTTGGCAAGCGGGCGCTGAGGCTGGCGGAGAAAGACGGCAAATTCTATGGGCTTGCCGATGGCAAAGTCTGCGTGGAAGGCACCGATGCGGATCGCGTCTGGCTGCAACTGCACGACGAAGCCGGCAAATCTGATCCTAAGTACTTCGGATACCCGGGCGCTCGAAGCCGCTTCCTGAAGTTCTTTCCAAACGGTTTTCATTCAGAGGGCTATGCCGCCCAAGAGCGGGACTACAAGCTGGCCGCAAAGAGCAAGCTGGATGCGACTGCGCCCCTTGAAATAGCGAGCACCGGATCAGGATATGGTGAAGCGATTTTGTCGGTCTATCGTGCGACAAACATGCTTTCACCGTTTGAAAAGACGCGGTTGCAGGACGTATTTCGAGGCCCAAGTTCCGATGCCGTTATTCGGGCGGCCGCCGAGTTTACCGAGAGTGCGGACAAGAATAGCCTTGGCCGACTGGAAGCGGCCCTCAAGCCCCATGATTGCGCCAAGTGGACGGTTGTGACCTATCTGGCGTACCTCTGGCGCCCCGATAGACATATGTTTCTCAAGCCCGAGGTCACAAAGGACTTTGCTGCACGAGTGGGCCATCCTTTCGCGTCCAACTACGAGGCGCGCCTGAACATTGATGTCTATGCCAGCCTGCTGGACCTTGTGGAGCGAACCAGTCGCGAACTGTCTGATCTGCAGCCGCGAGACCGCATCGACATCCAGAGTTTCATCTGGGTGGTTGGAGACTATCAAGAAGATCGCGACGGCACTTACACCTGATGCCACCCCGCCACGATCCGCCCCGGTACGCCGTCGATGGCTCGCTCTGCATCCCGCGCCAGATCCAGCCGCTTGCGCAGCCTGACCTGCGGCACCAGCAGGAAGATCGGCACGGTGGTCAGACCGCGTCCAGTCTTCGCGCGGGATACCACCGCCCGTCCCTTGCTGTTCAACCGCCCCTCGGCCACCAGCAGGCTCGGCCCCCGGCGACGATAGATGAAGCGCAGCCGCAGCCCCGTGCGACGCTCCCATTCGCCGGGGGTGATGCGACCACTGCGGGTGGACTTGCCCGCCGCCGGGGTGGGGATCGCCAACCAGTATCCGTTGCGCGACCGGATCAATGGCCCGGTGTCATGCGCGCCGACGATGACCGGGGCGTTCGACCAGACCAGCGCCGCGGCATTCAGGCTTTCGCCGCCCTTGGGATAGGTGGCCACTCGGATCGAGTTGCCAAGCCGGGTGCCCAGCCCCGCGCCGGTGATCTGGCCGCGCCAAGCGGATTTGAGACCCGCGCCCGCCTCGCGCATGGCGGTGGTGACGGCCTTTTCACCGGCGGCGATTTCGGCCTGCATCAGGGCGGCAAGGTCGGGGCTGATTTCCAGCTTCAGCTTCATGCTGGTCTCAGATCGAGCGTCCAGATCAGCCGTTCCCGGTCGCGCAGGGGTTCCCCCTGGATCACATGGCTGTCGGCTCCAATTACGATCACGTCGCCCGGGCGCGGGGCGGGGAGGTCGGCCACACGAACATCGACCACCGTCGTGTCGCTGACGAACCGCCCGGCGCCGAAGTCGGTGACGCGGTCGGGCGCGCGACGGATCATGCGGATCGGGCGTTCCTCGGACGTGGTGGCCGAGATCCAGAGGGCCGGGGCCGCCATGGAGGCATGGGTGAAGATGCGGTCCACGGCAGTGGCGAAGACGGACATGGGGAACCCGTCAGTTCGACGTGTGCAGCCGGATCGCCAGCCGGGGCCGCTTGTTGACCGGCAGGATCGAGGCCTCGGTCATCACGTCGATCCAGCGGCCCTTCTCGTCGAGATGCTGGCGGGCGTAAAGCGGGAGGCCGATAGTGTTGGCGGTTTCCAAGAGGTTCGCGGGGCCGCCATAGGTGGTGAAGGTGTCCATGGTGCCGACCGGGAAGGCGATGCCCTCGTTCGCCGGGACCAGCCGTTCGGTGGCCTTTGTCGAGAGGGTAACGGTGCCGGAGTATTCCTCGAACAGGATCCCGCCGAAGGGGAAGTTGCGCCGCACATCCTCGCGCAGGGGCTGGGCGCCGGTGCTGGCGTAGAACTTGTAGGCCTCTTCCGTCTTCGGGTGTGCGATCAGCTTGTCGAAGAATTCCCGGCTGACGAGGGCATGCACGCTGGTCATTGCCTCGCCCAAGAGGTTGTCCTCGATCGCGCGCAGCACCTCGCGGACTTTGCCCTGCACGTTCGTGCCTGCGGTGCCGAGGACGAAGTCGACCGAGATCTGCGCCAGGCCGAACTCGGTGAAGTAGTTGTAGAGGGTGGTCCCGGCGCCATCCTTCACGATGCCGCGCAGCGCGTTCATCTCCATGTATTCGCGGGTCTGGGCATGCTTGCGGCGCATCAGCAGGAGCTTGCGGTTCATCACTTCGACGAGGGGATCGGCGGCATCGAAGGCGCCGAGGGCGGGTTGTCCCTGGATGTCGCCCGGCAGGATGACGTCGTCATGCGGGATCCACGGCAGGGCGAAGGACCGCATGGACCGGCCCTCGCGGGTCCCGACCGTGGCGGGGCCGCCGAGGGGGACGGAGGGCAGGAGGCTCAGGACGCCTTCGTATTGCTCGATGATGACCGAGCGCTGGCTGACGCCTTCGAAGCGGAAGAGGCCGATCTGGGCGAGGCGGGTGTAGAGGTTGGGCAGGATGTTGATGGCCTGCGTCATCTCGGCCAGCGAATAGCCGCCAGCGTCGAAGGGATTGCGGACGAGGGTCATGGTGGGGCTCCGGGGAATGAGGGGATTGGTGCGGCCGGTTGGGCAGCGTCAGACGCCGTCGCGGGCGATGATGCCGACCGCGGCCAGCTGGCCGATCTTGGTGGTGATCTTGGCCGCGTCATCGACGGTGGCGTCGTAGGCCAGCGCGGCGCGGGACACGATGGCGGGGCCGCGGGCGACGACGATGCCGGTGGCGTCCGCGAGGGTTGCATCCACGGCGTAAAGCAGAACGGCCGAGGCGGTTTGGGCGCCATCGGTGCCGCCGCTCGTCGCCAGCTTGTATTTGCCGCTGGCCGTGATGCGGCCGAGGACGGCGCCAACGGGGTAGGGCATGCCCGCGAGCAGCGTCACCACCTCGCGGGTGTAGTTCGGATTGACCTCGTATTTAAGGACATCGCCCATGCTGGGCGGTTCCGTCAGGACGGGCATGGTTCAGTCTCCAGGATGTTGGGGGATGGAGTGCGCAGTGATCAGCGCGAAGCTGCGGCCGACTTCTTCGCGGCCGCGACGATGGGGCTTTCCTTCGCCCTGGGTGCCGGGGCGGTAGCGATGATGCCTGCGGCATCGCTGCGGGCTGCGAGATCGGCGAGGATCTTGGCGCGCAGGGCTTCGGGCTTCACGCCCTTGGCGACCGCATCCGCAGCGTCGATTTGCACACCGAGCCGGGCGGCCTGCGCGCAGACCTGTGCGACCTCGGCGGCCTCGGCGCGGATGGCTTCGGGCGATATTGCGGCCGCCGCCGTTTGCGGCGGTGCGACTGCCGTGGGCGCGGCCGATTCCGGCGGGGTGCTGGCAGCAGGCGCGGTCGCAGGCTGCGCATGGTCTTCGGGGGCGGTGGTCATCATCGGGCCCTTTCCTCTGGGGGTGATTGTGCCGCGGGGTGCGGCGGCGAAAGCGCGAAAGGCGGTAACGGGATCGGCCACCTCATCGGCGAGACCGGCGAAGACCGCCGCCTCGCCGCGGAACACGGCGGCTTCGGTGCCCAGCGCCTGGCTTGTGTCGAGGCGTCGGCCACGACCTTCGGCGACGGTTTCGGCGAAGAGTTGACGGAGGTCTTCCAACTCGCCCGCGATCCTGTCGCGGATGGCCTCGGGCAGCGGCTGATACGGATTGGCATCGACCTTGCGTGCGCCTGCATGGATCAGCGTGACCGCGATGCCCTTCTGGTCGAGCGCCCCGCTCATGTCGCTGTGCATGGCGACGACGCCGATACTGCCGACAGCGCCGGTGCGGGGCAGGATTATGCGGTCGGCCTGTGACGCCAGTGCATAAGCGGCCGAGAGGGCGTGATCAGCGACGAAGGCATGGACCGGCTTCTGCGCACGTGCCGCGCGGATGCGGTCGGCGAGGTCGAAGGCCCCGGCCACCTCGCCACCGAAGCTGTCGATGTCGAGGGCGATGCCACGGATGGCGGGGTCGGCCAGCGCCGCCTGCAGCTGGGCCGCGATGCCCTCATAGGAGGTCAGACCGGAGGACTGTCCGATCCACGCCCCGCGATGCACCAGCGTTCCGGCAATCTCGATGACCGCGATCCTCTCGACCACCGCGAAGGGCTGGCCACCGTTCCTCGCCTGGCGGCTGGTCAGGGCGTCACCGAAGAGAGACGCCCGGGCGGGCAGGGTGGCAGTGGCCTGATCTTCTGGATCCACGGCCACGCCATCGATACTGATCTCCCGCCCCGTGATCCGGGGGCCAAGCCCGGTCAGGAAGGCCAGTGCCTTGGCAGGATCGACCATCAGCGGTGTATTGAAGACGCGCTGGGCGATCTGGGTATTATGCATCATCCCTCCTCCGCGGGCCGAGGTTCCCGGCCTTCGCCGTCGTCATCCTGATCGCCGCTGTCCTGCTGATTTTCCTGCTCGCCCTCAGCGGTGCCTTGCCCCGCGCCGCCACTTGCGGCCTGCGCAGGGGATCCCGGCCGCCGGAAGTCGAGACCCAGCGCGGCCTCGCGCTTGCGTTCTGCCGCGATTTCGCGGTCGACTTGCTCGGCGTCGTAGCCCCGTTCGGCGATGGCCTGCGTGCGGGATTTCAGGCCCGCCTCGATCTGCAGGATTTCGGCCGAGGCGTCCTTGGCCGGGTCGATCCAGTCCCATTTCGTGGGAAGCCAGTCGCAAGCGAGCCAGGCACGCCGGTCGGTGGCATAGCCCTGCAGATCGATGGCGCCTGCCAGCACCGCCATGTCCATCCAGCGCGTCCAGACGGCGCGACAAAGCTGAAAGACCATCACCGAATGCTGGAACGCCGAGATGCGGCGGCGGAAATCGACCAGCGCGATCCGCGTGTTCGAGAAGTTCCCCTTCGCGGTATCGCCGGTCAGATAGCCATAGGGCACGCCCAGCGCCGCGCCGATTTGTAGGAGCGTGCGATACTGGAAGGGTTCATAGGTGCTGCCGGAATCCGGCGTCGACGGCGTGGTCACGTCCTCGCCGGGATCGAGCCGCACCACCTGGCCCGGTTCCACCTCCAGATCGTCCTCGGCCGGATCAAGGGCGGTTTCCGGAGCGGGGGAGGTGATGAACATGGCGAACATCGCGGCGGTCTTCTTCCGCTCGAGTTCCGCATCGTCGTAGAGATCCAGCGTGAAGAGCTTCACGACGGCGGCAGCGAAGCGCGAAACACCGCGCAGCTGGCCAGCCTCGACCGGGTCGAGGATATGGATCACCTCCGATGCCGGAACCCGGACGGTTTCTCCCGCGAGGCCCGGATCGGTCAGGTCGCCCGGGTGGCGGCGCAGGAAGTGATAGGCCACGCGGCGTCCGATGCCATCAAACTCGATCCCCTGTCGGATCGACCCGGCACCCGGCAGGACGCGGGTCATGTCCTGGGGCAGCATTTCCGATGGCAGCATCTGCAGCTGCATGGGCACCGTTAGACCATCTTCGGGACGCCGGGTGCGGATACGCAAGAAGACCTCGCCTGCCAGGAACACCTCCCGTGCCGCCCGGCGCTGAAGGCCGAAGAAGTCGGTCAGCCCCTCGGCATCGGCCTCGTCGGTCCAGGTGAGCCAGAGTTTCTGCAGTTCCTCCTTCTTCGTTGGGTCCGCGATCTTTGACGAGGGCTTGATCCCGTCACCGACGACATGGTTGGCGAAGGCATCGACGGCATTCGCGGCATAGCCGTTGTTGCGCACGAGCCAGCGCGCCCGGGCGGTGATCGTCTCGCCCGAGGCCGCGATCAGCGTGTTCACGTGGGCGCGGGTGGCGCGAAACCCGCGCATGCGGCGGTGGGACTGGGCCGCATCGAAACCGCCGATGATGGACCCGAGCCGCGCGCGGAAGGCGTCGAGGACCATGGTTACAGACCCTTGCTGGCCACGGTGCCCCAGCGACGGCGGCGGGGCGTCGCAGAGGCCGTAGCGATCCGGCCCTCCAAGTCGCGGATCGCCGCGGCCAGTTCGGCGTCCGAGCCATATGTCACGGTCTTGCCGTCGTAGCTGACGCTGCGCAGCCCGGCGAAGCGGGCCTCCTGCAGCGCCGTGAGCAGGGCCTGCATACGTTCCAGGTCCATCAGTCCCTCATGAAGTTCGGGGTGTAGGCCCGCCGTTTCCGGCGTGGCGTAGTCAGGGTTCCGGCCTTGGGCCGGGTCGGGTCGGGTGGTGCGGAGGCCGCGGCGACCGCCACCGGCAGGCGCGTTTCCACGCCCGCTTGCGCTTCCAGCCGTCGCCAGGTGGCCTCGTCCCATCGGTCAGCGCCGAGGATCCACGCCGCGGCGCGGGCATAGACCCGGCAGTCCAGCGCCTCGTTCCGCTCGCGCATCTTCTGCCATTCCTGATGGGCATAGCCGCGCTTGTTGCGGATCGTGACCAGCTGCTCTGCCACCAGCTGCTTCAGCCATTCGGTGTCGGCCCAGCCGGGTATGTGGATCGTGCCGGGGGCGTCGAGCACCCCTGTGGCGCGGTCCTCATCACTCGGCCGCTCGATCCGCAGGAACCGGTAGGTCTCTGCCTTGAACGTCGCGGTCGCCACCGACCAGAGCCGCGCGCCGCGGCGCAGGCGGCGGCCAGCCACGGTGGCGTCGACGAATGTCGGGCCCGAGACCGGTGCAGACCGATTGAAGCCTTCGAGGCCCTTGAGCGGTGCCACCTGTTCGAACCCGACCTTGCGCGACCAGGCATAGACCGCCGCGGCCTCGTAGCCGGTGTCGATGCCAAGCCGCGCCACGGTCATGTGCGCGCCGTTGGCATGCTGCCAGCTCTTCCCCAACAGCGCCGTCAGCTTCTCCCAGGCCGCCTGATCGTCAGGCCCGCTTGGGATGACGATGTGATCGACGGGCCAGCTTTCCAGGCCGCGGCCCCATGCCCAGATGTCGACCTCGATCCGGTCCTTCTGCACGTCCGCCCCGGCGGTCAGGAACAGTCCAGCCATCGGCACCGTGCCCGGCTTCCACGCCTGGCGCCGATCCGCCAGCCGCTGCCATTCCGGGGCATCACCGCTCTCGACCCATGTCTCGCCCAGCAGCGTGTTGCGCGCGGCGCGTAGCGTCTCGTCCGAGCCTTGGGCCGCCAACCATTCCCGCGCGACGTCGGACCAGCTTTTCCAACCCAGCGGCGAGTAGAGCGCCGAGAGGTGGAAGCCGATGGCCTTCGGATCCCTGGAAACCGCTGTCGCTCGCCATTCGCCGCGGGCGAGCATCTCGGTCTTGTGGTGCTCGGCAATCGGACGCTCGCAGCCCTCGCAGTGATAGGCGGCGGTTTCCGGCTTCCCCTTTGCCCATCGCAGCCGGTCGAACTGCAGCCATTGCATCGCCCCGCAATGCGGGCAGGGGACGAAGCAGCGCCGCTGGTCGGACGCCTCGAATTCCCGCTCGATCCGGCTCAGCCCCCGGATCGTTGGCGTCGAGACCATGAACACCTTGCGCCGGTGCGAGAAGGTGGTGGTCCGCGCCTCGGCCAGCGTGACCGGGTCGCCTTCCTCGTCGGCCGAGGCGGGATAGGCGTCGACCTCGTCGAGAAAGACATACCGCGCGGGCATCGACCGTAGGCCGGTGGCCGAGTTGGCGCCGGTGAGCACCAGGATGCCGCCGGGGAATTCCTTCGACAGCATCGAATTGCCCGCATCGCGCGACCGGGCCGGGTTCACCCGTTCGCGCAGTGCCGGGCTGTCCGCGATGAGAGGATCAAGACGGCCCCGTGATGTCCGCTTCGCCAATTCGAGGCTCGGCAGCACCGCCAGCATCGGTCCCGGCGCGTGGTGGATGACGAAGCCGATCCAATTATTCCCGGCCTCGGTCGCGCCGACCTGCGCGGCCTTCATGAAGGTGATGCGCTGGGCGGGATGGCCGGGCGAGAGCGCGTCCATGATCTCGCGCATGTAAGGGGCCCGGGCGGTGCGATAGCGCCCCGGCTCGGCCGCACCCCGCGACGACAGCCAGCGATGCTGATCCGCCCATTCCGATACCGTCAGGTTCGGATCGGGGCGCAGCCCCTGCCGCCAGACCCGAAGCAGATCCTCGGCGCCGTCGAAGCCGAAGTCGAGACCCGCTGTCAGGTCGTTGTCGTCATCCGGCCCTTCGCTTGCGCTCCGGGCATTCGTCCCTCGCAAAGGTCCACTGGACCTTTGCGTTTCGTTATCACGAAACCGGTCCTCATCATGCAAGCGAGACCCGGAGGTCGGCGAGGGCGTCGAGCTGTTCGCGGACATGGGTTTCCAGCACCCTCTGCATGATCGCGGTCTCGATCGTCACCGATGCCCCGGATTGCCGTTCCACCTCCGCCATGATCTGCGCCGCCATCAGCGCGGCCATCCGTCCGGGCCACGTGACCCAGACGTCCCGTTCCTGCCGCGCCAGCCGAAACACCAGCGTCTCCGCCCTGGCACGGTCGACCAGCGCCCCCTTCTTCTTCTGCACGGCCAGCTGGCGCTCCTGCGCCGCGTAAACCGTCAGCGCCGTGCGCGCCTTGATGTAGGACGTCGTGTCGCCGGGGCCGCTGGCCAGACCATCCCCACCGAGGGACCGGCGCTGCTGGTCGGGGTCGGTCATCTCTGCCCGCCGAACATCCGAGGCCGCGGCGTTGATCGAACCGTCGTCGTGGACCACCAGCCGCCCGTTCTTGCGCGCCTTCTGCACCCCGCCGCGGGACAGGCCGGAATGGGCCGCGTACTCGCGTTCGCTCATGCCTTTCATGGCGCTGTGAGGTCCATCAAGATATTGAAAATAAACATGAAAATACAATCAATCCGGTTGATTGTCTCCCCCTCCAGAGCGATCCTGCGATCAGGAACTCACCCCTGGATCGGAGGCCAGACCATGACCGCAACCACCAAACCCGCCCCCACCGCGCCCGAGGCGCTGATGCTGGACATCGCCAAGCGCCACTTCTTCGTCGAGACGCTGGACACCCGGAACAGCGACGGGCTCGACTTCCACGACGTCGCCGTCTGGTCGATCCGCGCCGCCCTGATTGAGGCCTATGCCGCGGGTCTCGCCGCGGCCCGGCGCTGAAGGGACCACTGACATGACCATGGCCATCACCACCATCCGCATCGACTATTCCGCCCTTCCCGAGGGTTTCGACCTGAGCCGCCCGGACGCCATCGCCGAGGTCATCGAGCAGGCGTTGCGCGAGAGCGGCATCCCGGCCGAGGCGTCCGACGTCCTTTCGCATCTGAAGATCGAACTGCCGACTGCCCAGCTGGGTGCTGCCAGCCGCACGCTGGCTGAGATGCGGCTGATCTGACCGGGTCGATCATAAAGCACTGATATTGCTCCGATTTGCCTACGATCATCCGCCGGACAGAGCGATGGTGTTGCCACCGGAACGATGCAACTCACCAAAGGATGCCCCGCCATGACCGCCCGCCGCGCCGCTGACAATTCCAAAGCCCTCGACGCCTTCATCGCCGCCAAGGCCGAGATCGACACCATGCTGGAGCGCCTGAAGGCCCTCAGCGACGACCACTTCGAGACCCACCCCGACGAGATCCATTGGGGGCATGTCGGCACGCTGAAGCATTACGCGGGCCTGCTGCGGCAGGTCACCAATAGCGCCTTCAAGGAAGGCGAACACGCCGCTTGACGCGCCCACGCGGTGCAACGGCCGCCTCGTCCGATGACGGGGCTCGCCTCCGTAGAAGGCGCGCACGGCGCGCGCCCAAGCGCCCGGAGGCCCCGATGACCACCCCGTCCGACACCCAGTCCCTGATCCTGTCCCGCGCCGCGACCCGGCCGGGGAACCTAGCCCTGCCGCTGCCCGAGGGGCTGGTCGGCGCTGCCGCCAAGATGGTCGTCGGCAAGATGGTCGCCCGCGGCTGGCTCGAGGAGGCCGAGGCCAACCTGCGTCGCGGCGAGCCCATGTGGCGCAAGACCGGCGACGGTCACGGCACCACGTTGATCGCGACCGAGGCCGGGCTGGAGGCCATCGGGATCGAGCCGGTGGTGGCCAGCGCCGTCGTCAGCGCGCGGAAGACGAAGCCGAGGCCGCAGGCGGAACAGACTCCCGACGACACCGGCACCGCGAAGCCCGTCGCCATCCGCGCTGGCACCAAGCAGGCCCAGATCATCGCGATGCTCCAGCGCTCCGAGGGCGCGACGGTCGCGGAGATGGTCGAGGCCTCCGGATGGTTGGCCCATACCGTCCGCGGCTGCATCTCGGGGGCGCTGAAGAAAAAGCTGGGTCTGCCCATCACCGCCGAGAAGGTCGAGGGCAGGGGGACGGTCTACAAGCTGCCTTGATCAGGTTTGCAGGATCAGACCCTTCGGGTGCTCGAACCCAAGCTGACAGCGCTCCTGATGTCTTTCAGGTGCGCTGCCAGCCATTTCCCATTTGCCATCCTCTCTCGGACGCGTGCGCGATGGGCGTCCGGGGAGGGTGGCTCCTTTCTGTGATGCCGCCTTGTATTGCAGTACCAGCAGGCAGCGACGATGTTTGTGGGCGCGTCGGCACCGCCGTCGGAGCGGGGGTGCAGGTGCTCTGCGGTACAGCGAAGATACTTCCGCAAGGCTGGTGCCCTGCAGATTTCCGGCACGGCAGGATTCATCTCCGGATCCCACATCGGCAGGTCGCAGTAGTAGCACAGGCCGCCCTGCGCCAGCATTTTGGTTCGGCGAATATTCGACAGCTTTCCCATCTAGGGGGCCTCCATTCAACTTCGTGAGAAGCGAATGCGCGGCGCCTTGGAGGGGCGCTCCCCGGCGGGAAGCTCATGCTCGCGCGAGACCCAATCGTTCGTGGTTCCGCAGTCCGTACAACGATGCCGTCAGGGTTATTCTGCCGACCTGAGGGGGCTCATGCCATCCTCAAAGCTCGCTTCCGAGCCTTCGTTTGGCCGAACGGTAGAGAACTGCGGATTTCCCGTCAACGGAATCTCTCGAACAGCCTGCGCAGCACATACCCGCGCACCAGCGATACGCCAGTAAACGCGAGGCCGATGGCCAGCTGATCGCCCAGCGCGATGTGGATGCCGAAGACCGGAAACACCACGATCTGCATTCCGACCGCGAGGGCATAGCCAACGATCACGTTGGTTGCGGCCTCGATCAGGGACATGCGGCGCGACTGGGTCATGCGCGCTTCCTAGACCGGCGCGCCGGTTTCCCGGCTTCTTCCTGGTCCGTGATCCGGCTTGCTGTCCGCCCCGTCGCCATTTCCCACCGTCGCATTGCCACGTCGCAATAGACCGGGTCCAGTTCCACCGCGCAGCAGCGCCGCCCTGTGCGTTCCGCGGCGATCAGCTGAGTGCCGGAGCCGCAGAAGGGTTCGAACACGAGGTCGCCGGGATCGGTGAAGGCCTCCAGCACCGCCTCGACCAGCGCGACGGGGAACACGGCTGGGTGTGATCCGGCGGCACCCAGCCCGCCCTTGTGGCGCATGATGCGGAAGACGCTGTCCGGGATGCGATGGCTCTGGATCGCGTTGCCGGAGCCGGTCTTTCGGTGGACCGTGCCATTGGCCCCGCGCAAGCCGCCGCCGCCGAGGGTTTCGCCCGCGTGCTTGCTTTCGACCGTCTTGTTCGGCTTCCGGGGCTGGCGGTTGAAATGGAAGATGAATTCGTGCGATGGCGCGAGGCGGCCGTTCCAGTCGCCGGGCAGGCCGGGCCCCTGGTCCCAGACGTACCAGCCGAACCGCCGCCAGCCCTGCGCGCGCATCCAGTCAACCCAGCCTTCCCAATACGGGATCCACTCGCCATCGCGATGGACGAGGCCGAGGTTCACAAGCAGCTGGGCATCGGCGGTGACCGGCGCCGCGGCGAAGACGCCCTGCATCAGCGCATCCCAGTCGCCGACCTTCTCCTTCGCCGCGCCATAGTCGCGCTGCTGGGCATAGGGCGGCGAGGTGAACATCAGCGCCGCCTGCGCGCCGTCCATCAGCCGCGCCACGACGGCCGGGTCCGTGGCATCGCCGCAGATCAGCCGGTGATCGCCCAGCGCCCAGATGTCGCCGGGGCGCGTGATCGGCTCGGCCGGTGCCTCGGGAATGGTGTCGGCAGTGTCATCGTCGATGGGCGCGCCGTCGTCGGCGTCATGCAGCAGCGCGTCAAGTTCATCTTCGGGGATCCCAAGCAGCCCGAGGTCGAAGTCCTCGGCCATCAGGTCCCGAAGTTCCTCGAGGAGGAGCGCCTCGTCCCATCCGCCCAGTTCGGTCAGCTTGTTGTCGACAATGCGATACGCGCGCCGCTGCGCCTCGGTCAGATGGCCCAGCACGATGACCGGCGCCTCCGCCAACCCGAGCTGCGCGGCAGCTAGGACGCGGCCATGGCCCGCAATCAACTCGCCATCGGCGGCGACGAGGCACGGGACGGTCCAGCCGAACTCGGCCATGCTGGCGGCGATCTTCGCCACCTGGTCGGCATCGTGGGTCTTGGCGTTGCGGGCATAGGGGCGCAGCCGGGCGAGGGGCCAGTGTTCAATCCGGCCGGGCAGAAGGGGCGCGTTCATGCCGCAAGCCGCTTGGCTTTCAGGGCGGCGAAGGTTTCACCGGTTTCCGCCAGAACGGCATTCTGACCCGTGAACGACTGCCAGCGTTCGATGGCGACATCGACATACGCCGGGTTCAGTTCCACGCCGAGGCAGACCCGGCCCGTCGTCTCGGCCGCGACCAATGTCGTGCCGGATCCCATGAAGGGTTCATAGACGGCTTGGCCGGGGCTTGAGTTGTTCAGGATCGGGCGGCGCATGCATTCGACCGGCTTCTGCGTCCCGTGTACGGTGTCGGCGTCCTGATCCCGGTTGGCGATCTGCCACAGCGTCGTCTGCTTGCGGTCGCCCGCCCAGTGGCCCTTGCCCTTGGCGCGCACCGCGTACCAGCAGGGTTCGTGCTGCCAGTGATAGTCGCCGCGGCTGAGGACCAGCCGATCCTTGGCCCAGATGATCTGCGACCGGATGGCGAAACCCGCGGCCACCAGGCTGTCCGCCACGACGGCGGCATGCAGGGCACCGTGCCAGACATAGGCGACATCGCCGGGGAACAGCGCCCAAGCCTCGCGCCAGTCGGCGCGGTCGTCGTTCAGCACCTTGCCGGTGCGCTTGGTCTTCGCGGCCCCGGCCTGGTTGCGCCAGGAGGGATCGTATTCCACGCCATAGGGCGGGTCGGTGACCATCAGGAGCGGGCGCACATCGCCCAGCAGGCGCCCGACCACATCGGCCGCGGTGCTGTCGCCGCAGATCAGCCGGTGCGCGCCCAGCTGCCAGAGGTCGCCCGGCACCGACACCGGCGTGACCGGCAGCACGGGAACATCGTCCTCGCCATCGACCGGGCCATCCCCGCCCAGCGCCTCTGGATCCCGCAGCAGCGCATCCAGATCATCGTCGCTGATCCCGAGCAGCGTCAGGTCGAAATCCTCGGCCAGCAGCCCCGCAATCTCATCGCGCAGCAGGGCCTCGTCCCACTCGCCCAGTTCGGTCAGCTTGTTGTCGGCGATCCGGTAGGCCCGGCGTTCGGCCTCGTCGAGATGGCTGAGCCGGATCACCGGCACCTCGGTCAGGCCGAGCATGGTGGCGGCCAGCACACGGCCGTGGCCCGCGATCAGCTCGCCATCGTCGGCCACCATGCAGGGGACGGTCCAGCCGAACTTGGCCATGCTGGCAGCGATCTTCGCCACCTGGTCGTCGCCATGCATCTTGGCATTGCGGGCATAGGGGCGCAGCCGGGCAATCGGCCAGGTTTCGATCTGGCTCGGCGCAAAGACGAGGTCCATGGGGCGGCGCTCGGGATGTGGGGGAGGGAAAATGAAAAGCGCCCGCGAGGGGTTCCTCCGGGCGCAATTCTTCGATGATCAAGGGGTAGGTCAATGGGGGCAGGTCTGTCAACCGGAAAAGTAAAGCGGATTCAACAGCTTCTAAGGCATTGGCTTTCCGGGGTGGCTTCCCGCCATCTGGCTTGCCCGGAGGTGGCTTCCCTGGCTTCCCGCCGGGAATCCACCCCAGCCAGATCGTGATTCCACAAGCCGCTGATCTGACTCACGAATTCCGGCATCAGCGCGCAAGGTGGCTTCCGCCTGGCTTCCCCGGTGAAAACGCCTCACGCTAGCGAACCGCCGCGCTGCGCCCCCCCGCATACGTTCGGGGCCGGGGAGGAACCAGAAGAGGGGGGAGCGAAAACCAAGCCGCTGAACCGCAAAACGGTTAGAACGGAATCTCGTCCGGCAGCACGTCAAGCTTTGGCAGGGCGCTCGCCGGGAGGGGAATATTGTAGGTCACATAAAGATTTAGGATATCTTCACGGTCCATGAACATTATCTGGCTGCGCTTTGAGGCGTCGAGCTTTCCTCCCAGCCAGTTGCGCGCTTGCTTGGTAATGATGCCACCGGCAACGATAAAGGCATGGTCGACAAGGGCCTTCTTGCTCGTCTCCGGATCGAATATCTCATGTCCCAACATCATCAAGACCTGCTGATATATCTCGGCAATATTGGCATTCGATCCCTTCGTCATCCCGGCTGAGTCAAGCTTTCCCTTTTTTGCCTGAATGCCAAAGTATAGGACGTGCTGGGTGGGCAGGACAAAGCGCATCCAGACGTCTTTGCCATACTCGAGGGCCTTGTCAGCGTGACCGGCGGCTGTGAGCCTGTGAAAACCAAGCTGCCGGAACAGGGGCAAAAGGATTTCTTCTATCAGCTCATGGCTCTGTTGCACAAATCGGCTGATGGCGGAGGTTCCCCTTTCCCCGGACGGACTTATCCCACAGCTTCCGTGACGGGTATGCCGAGCGCGGTGTAGCCGTTCAGGACGGCGATGCGGACCTGGAGTTCCGCGACCTGGCGGTCGAAGTCCCGTGCCATGAGCCGCTGGCCCAGCAACTTCATACAATGCATCTTTGTCTCGACGCGGCTTCGGCGGTGGTATCCGCTCCATCGTCGCCAGAGCGCGAGGCCCAGGTATTTCGCCGCGCGCAGAACCTTCATCGTCAGGCAGGTCTGAATAGCAGTGTCACTGTAGGTCTGCTGACGGCCACGCCTGCCTGTCGGCACGGCATCCCAACTCATCTCGGGGTCGAACCAGATCGTCAGCGAGCCCCGGCGCTTGAGCGCTTCATTGTAGGCTGACCAGTTCCTGGTCTTGTAGGTCGGGGGTATGGGTCTGCTCATGCATCCCAGCTACCACGCTGGATTCACGAGATGAAACCCTCACGCGATTTGTGCAACAGAGCCTCAGCTCATCTTCGCTGCAGGCGTCTAGATAGGCGTTCAGCTGCCTTTTACGCTCCGCTTCTTTGGGGGTTAACGGGCGATGGGGATTGGTCACCGTGGACACTGTCTTGCTACCTACATGGCGAATCTGCAGTGTCCGATCCTCATCGTAGTAGGCTTGATAGCCCTCCCTTGTCAGTGGCTCGTTCAGCAACGCCAACGCTTTGCTTCGGTCCAGATCACCGTCCTCTGCCTCTCGAGGTCCATTAGCGTCCGGAGCAAGACGACAAAGCGCGTTGGCAGCTGAAAGGCGGCGGGTTGGGGTTCTTCCAATAGCTCTTCGAGGCGCTGTGAAGTCCAGATCGCTCGCGTGCTCCCAACGTGAACGAAGTCGAGATCGCACTCTTCAAAAAACTTGGTGATGTAAAAGCTAGATCGACGAGGAAAATGCTCAACATCCCCAATGACCATTTCGGCGATTGCGCGAAGGTTGCGTGGTTTGAATTTCATGCAGCTGACCTTCTCAGACGTTCAGCAGTTTCGATTGCGGGTCAGTTTCCCCCATCGCACAATGAATTCATATCACTTCGAAATTTCCGATAGCATCGCCTCAGCCTGAGCAAGCACGCCCCTTACAGCGGCCTCTTCGAGGTCTGGTGGATAACCGTACTTCCGCAGGATGCGCTTGACGAGGACCCTCAGACGCGCCCGAGCGCTATCGCGGTGCGCCCAGTCGATGCTGAGGTTTGCCTTGAGGCCCTTCAGCAGTTCATGGGCGATAATCTTCAGTTGGTCGTTGCCGAGAACGTCAATCGCGCTCTGGTTGTCTGCCAGCGCATCATAAAAGGCGATCTCTTCGGGGGTCAGCCCGGTCTCTTCACCGCGGCTTCGTGCGTCGCGCACATCTTTTGCAAGTGCGATCAGTTCCTGCAGTACCTCAACCGTGCTGATGGCATTGGTGTGGTAGCGCGCAATGGCTTCTTCCAGTCGCTCCGAGAACTTCCGGGTCTCGATCACGTTTGACCTGCTGCGCGACCTGATTTCGTCGTTCAACAGCTTCCTGAGAGCTTCTAGCGCGAGGTTCTTCTTTTCCATCTGGCCGACTTCGGCCAGAAAATCGTCTGACAGGATGGAAATGTCGGGCGAAGACAACCCGGCTGCCGACAGTATATCGACAATTTCGGTCGAAGCGACGGCATCATTCACGATCTGACGAATGGCAAGGTCACGGTCGGCTGCCGAGCGACCGGACGTGTCGGCCGCCTTGACCATCGCGGCGCGCACCGTTTGGAAGAAGCCGACCTCGTCGCGGACTTCGCGGGCCGTGTCGCTGGCCGAGCAAAGGGCGAACGCTTTCGAGAGCGAAAGAACTGCATCCGGATAGCGGCGATGCGCCGCTTTCTTGGCTTCCTTGTCTGTTTCGCGCTGCGCTGCTTCGTCCTGTCTTGCCAGGATCAAGTTCAGCGCCTCTGCCAGTGCGACCAGTCGTTGGTGCGGGGTGCCGGTCAATCCGGCCGAGTAGTCGAAGCCGTGGAACATGGCGCGCACGACATCCAGGCGTTCCAGAAGGGCTGCGACCGCCTCGCCCTCGTCAATCCCGGCCTGTTCCTGGTCCGCCTTGGAATACTGGCCCAGCGCCGATTTCAGGTTCTGGGCGATCCCGATGTAGTCGACGATCAGCCCGGCAGGCTTGTCGCGGAATACGCGGTTCACCCGGGCGATGGCCTGCATCAGCCCATGGCCCCGCATCGGCTTGTCGATGTACATCGTGTGCATCGACGGACTGTCGAAGCCGGTCAGCCACATGTCCCGCACGATCACCAGCTTCAGCGGGTCTTTCGGGTCCTTCGCGCGCTTAGCCAGCAAGTCGCGCCGGGCCTTGCCGCCGATATGGGGCTGCCAGACCTCGGGGTCCGAGGCTGACCCGGTCATCACGATCTTTACCAGCCCGGCGCTGTCCTCGTCCGAATGCCAGTCGGGACGCAGCGCGACGATCTGGTTGTAGAGGTCGACACAGATGCGTCGGCTCATGCAGACGACCATGGCCTTCCCGTCCATCGCCTGCACCCGCGCCTCGAAATGGGCGACGAGGTCCTCTGCGACCATGCGCAGCCGCTTCTCGGCCCCGACCAGCGCCTCGACCGTCGACCATTTCCGCTTCAGCCGTTCCTGTTCGCTGACCGCCTCATCCTCGGTCAGCTCTTCGATCTCGGCATCGACCTTTGGCTTTTCCTCTTCTGGCAGTTCTATCCGTGCGAGGCGGCTTTCGTAGTAGATCGGCACCGTCGCCCCATCTTCGACCGCGCGACTGATGTCATAGATGTCGATGTAATGGCCGAATACTGCAGGCGTGTTCACGTCGTCCTGTTCGATCGGCGTGCCAGTGAAGCCGATGAAGGAGGCATTGGGCAGTGCGTCGCGCAGATGTTTGGCAAAACCATAGGCCATCTCGCCGGACTTCTCGATCCGGGCCTTGAACCCGTACTGGCTCCGATGCGCCTCGTCCGCGATCACCACAACATTCCGGCGATCCGTCAGCATGGGATAGGCCTCGCCCTTTTCCGGCGCGAACTTCTGGATGGTGGTGAACACTACTCCGCCCGAGGCGCGCGACAGCGCCTTCTGCAGGTCCTCCCGGCTGTCGGCCTGAACCGGCGTCTGGCGGATCAGGTCGCGGCACATCGAGAACGTGCCGAACAACTGGTCGTCGAGGTCGTTGCGGTCGGTGATCACCACGATGGTCGGATTTTCCATCGCCGGTTCTCGCACCAGCTGGCCCGCATAGAAGGCCATGAGAAGGCTCTTCCCCGAGCCCTGCGTGTGCCAGATCACCCCCGCCTTGCGGTCGCCGCCTGACCGGCTGGCCTCCACCGTGCTGGCCACCGCCCGCTTCACCGCGTGGAACTGGTGATAGCCCGCTATGATCTTGGCAATGCCGCCGGGCGTGTCGCCAAAGACCGTGAAATCCTGCATCAGCGATAGCAGGCGAGGCCGCGTGAAGACGCCCTCGATCAGCACAGGCATTTCGGGCGCCCCCTTGGGCGCCACACCGGCGCCATCGGTCGTGCGCCAAGGCATGAAGCGTTCCAGATCCGCGGTCAGCGAGCCGATGCGGGCCTGGATGCCGTCGGTCGTGACCAGCACGGCATTGGCGCGGAAGAGCGAGGGGACCTGCGCCTTGTAGGTCTGCAACTGGTTGAAGGCCGCACCCAGCGTCGCGTTCTCGGCCCCGGGCTTCTTCACCTCGATCAAGCCGACCGGCAGGCCATTCAGGAACACCACCACATCGGGGCGGCGGTTGTGCCCCTTCTCGATCACCGTGAACTGCGCGATGGCCAGCCAGTCGTTCTGCGCATCCTCCTGATCCACCAGCCGCACGGCATCGCCGCGGATCGTGCCATCCTCGGCCCGGTATTCGACCGGCACGCCCTCGACCATAAAGCGGTGCAGGCGGCGGTTCTCTTCGATGAGCGACGGTCGATCAGAGGCCATCACCCGCCGCAGCGCATCGTCGCGCGCATCCTCGGGGATCTCCGGATTCAGCCGGGCCATCGCCTCGCGCAGGCGCCCTGCAAGGATCGTGTCGGAATAGGCCTCCCGCTCGGGCGCTGAGCCATCCGGTCCTGATACTGCGTCGTTCAGGCAAGCATAACCCAGTCGTCCCAAGTGTTCGAGCAGGACGCCTTCAACCTGTGCTTCGGTCAATGTCGCCACTATGCCGCCTCCCCTGCATCGTTGTCCGCAGGAGGCAACGGTGCATCGCGGCACAGACCCAACACATACTTGTATGCTTCGCGGTCAACTCCGAAGAGCAGGCGAGAAGGCTCGACTGTGATGTCCAGCGTCTCATCCCCGGGAAGATGGAGCGTGACGTCGAGCCATCCGTCCTCGTTGCTCACGGCCTCTGCGACCACGTGGAAATCAATGAGGGCATTCGACTTGGGGAAGCGTTCGTAAGGTTCGAGTGTTGTGACCGGATCGGGTTCGCGCTCGAGGTAGGCTTCATGCAGGAACGTCACTAGAGCATCGGCGGCGAGGATGGCGGCCCGCCGGTGATGGGCAGAGAGCTTGTGGGCGAACCCTTCCTTCCCATGGCTGATCGGGCCGGCCACGTTCCTGAATCGGCCGAGTTCATCGACCAGCTTGAAGTGCTGAGACAGCAGCTTACTGAAAGGATCGTCGCGGCCTTCTGTAAGCTCGAGCAGGCGAAGGGCGCCTGATACCCAATCCTTGAAAGTCGGCGTGTCTGCCTTGATCGGGCTGTCCCTCCATTCCTTGATCGGATTGGCTGGATCGTCGAGGTTCTCGATGATCACGCGGCAGGCGCATTCGACGAGGCCCTTTGAGGCGTCGATGCAGGCGTCATTCTCTTCGGCGAAGGTCTGTTCAAGAGTCTCGAAGGTCTGTTGCAGCATTGGCGCATGACGCCAGTGCGTGCAGAACGCCTTGATCCCAGGATACCATTCCGCGCTCATGCTGCCCCCCGAGCTGGCCCGAGAACAAAACGGGCGCGTTCGCGCCTGAGCATTTCATAGGGGCTGATGCAGGTGATGCCCAAACCGATGCAGGCATTGGGTATCTTGATCTTCCGGGTCGAGTTCGAAGGGACCTCGTGCGTGACAACGACGAAGCCATGCGCAAGGGCATGCGCTACCAGCCAGTAGTCCGCGACCTGGAGAAAAGTTGCGATGGCTGCCGCCTCGTAAGTCTGGCTGGTCGCCCAGGAACTGACTTGCCCAAGGGCTGGGAGAACCGGGTCATCCGGCGGCAGGAAGAAGCCTGCTCCGCGCGCGGTGGCCCAGTCGGACAGATCATCGCCCCCGGCCTGCAGTTCATCGCCGACCTTTTCGATGCTTGCAACGCGGCCGCTTCCGTTCTGGTCGATCAGCCATTCCCAAAACGCCGGGCAGAAATCGAAGCCGTAGTGCAGGTTCCGTGCCTGAATGAAGATGTTCGTATCGAGCAGGTAGCGGGTCATCCCAAGACCCCCACTTCTCGCCCGATGTTGTTGAACGTCTCGGTCTTCTTTACGCCCAGCATCCGGAACGCGTCGCGATAGAGCGTCTGCCCTTCCAGCGTGCTTTCGACCAGCGCGCGGGCAAACCTCCGGCTGACGCGCGACAGCGTCGTGCGGTAGAAATCGCCGCCGCCCGCGCTTGCCCCCGCCAGCTTCCGCAGGCGCGCGCGTTCTTCCGTCCAGGCGCGGTCAAACGCGGCGCGGTCCAGCGCGCCCGCGTCGTAAAGCCTGCGGAGGATGACCAGCGTGCTGACCTTGAACTGACGCGACAGCCGCTGCATCGCATCGTCGAGCGGTTCCAGCGGCTCGATCACGGGGCGGAGCGCCTCCAGCGGCACCAGAAGTTCGGCCGCCACCGCGTTGCACCAGACCTCCTCGCGGCGGTAACCGTTGAGGGGCGCGGCGCTGGCGTCCGACACGGCCGAAGACCCAAGCCAGAGGTGCGCCAGTTCGTGCGCCAGCGTGAACATCTGCCCGGATTTTGTGTCCGCCCCGTTGATGAACACCAGGGGGGCGCGGCTGTCGGCCAGGGCGAAACCGCGGAATTCCTCGGGGTCGAGCGTGCGGCGGTTGTTCGACAGCACGACACCGCTCACCATCACCAGCACGCCCGCGGCATCCGCCTGGGCGATGAACTGCCGCAGCGCCTCTTCCCAGGTACGGCAGGCGGCCCGGGCGCCAATGTCGAAGCCCAGCGTCTGTGCCATGCGCGCGGCCACGTCCTGCGGCCGGTCATCCAGGCTGGCCCTGCCGACAAAGCCCACCTCGGGCAGGCGCATGGTCAGCGCAAACTCGCGATACCAGCCCTGCCGCTCCTGGCAGGCATAGAGCATGTCGAGAAGGTCGGGGCTGGCGCGCCGCACAGCCCGGCCGTCATGGGTGCGGAAATCGGGGATCGGCAGTGGTTCTTCCGGCGGCTGGGGCAGGAAGAGGTAACCGATGGGCACGTGGACAGCCTGCGCGAAGGCCTCGAGCTGTTTCAGGGTCGGCTGCGCCTCGCCGCTCTCCCATGCTACAAGTTGCGGAAAGCGGCCTTGCAGGTCGCCCGCATCGTGAATTCGGGCCCGCTGCCGTGCCCAGACGATCAGTTCGGGGCGGACAGGGGCGAGGGTCATGTGGCCTCCCCCACAAGCTGTTCGGCTTGCCTGACGCGCACTTCGCCCGACATGAGCTTTGGCAGCAAGAGATCGCGGGTCTGGGCGAGGGTGCGGGATTCCGTGCGGTTCGCCAACACACGGTTCAGCAGTGGCATCACGGAACCATCGAAGCGTCGGAACAACTCGGCGGTCCCTGAAATGACTTCGCGCCGCAGCAGATCGGGCGGCGAGATACGCTGATGGCTTTTCGATGTGCCGGTCACCATGGCTTGCAGCATCTTGCGGATGTCATCGTCACTGAACAGGCAGAACAGCAGCCCGCGCAGCGCACCGTCTTTGCCAGTGTAGGCGAGAAACTCGGTTGAGGCGATCTGTTGGCGGCCATTCGGCATCTCGGGCAGCCAGACGCGCGGGATTTCCGGGTTCAATTTGGACAGCAGGATTGCACCGGGTGGAACCAGCGTCTTGTTGCTCTTGATTGTCGCCCCGTGATCCAGCGCCGGGTTCTGGTCTCTGTCAAAGGCGGGAAGGCTGAAGTGTTCGAACAACGCCCCTGGACTCTCTGATGGTGAGAGCGTCCGGGTGTGATGATCCGCAATCTGCCCGAGGCTGAACACCTCCCACCCCTCCGGCTTGCCTTCGGCGTCGAGGCGGTCGGGGAAGAGGGGCCAGAGGTCGGGGGACAGGTAAGGCTCGGCGCCCGCCATCTTGGCGCGGGTGGGGCCGAAGTCGACGAACCAGTCGCGGAACAGCGCCCGCGCCATGGCCTCCAGCGTGGCGTTCATCTTCCGGTTCAGCTCGATCTTGTCATCCAGCGATGACAGCAGCGCGCCGATTTCACGTTGCTCAGAAATCGGAGGGAACGACACTGGCATTGAACGCAGTGCCTTCTGACTGATGCCGAGAACCGTTGTTCCGGTCGCGCGGCTGGCCAAGACTTCTTGCTGCGTCGGCGAGGTGAGAAGGTAGCGCAGAAATGTATTGTCTAGCTTCCCGGGCTTGCCACGGAGACAGACAATCCTTTGCCCGAGAGCAAAGGACGCGGTTTCTGCGTCGAGTTGGATGACCTCACCTAACGGAGCCTCAGTGGTCATCACCACATCGCCGGGCTTCGGATAGCCACGCGTCATCCATTTAGGGTAGTAGTCCGGCGCGATGGTTTGCTCGATGGGCCGCAGTAGGCCAGTTGTCTTGACAACCTTTGCTGACAGGACGGGGATGCCTGAATCCGACTTGGTCGGGCTCTTGCCGCGATAGTCAATCAACGCGTCCAAGCAGTCTTCCAACGGTTCTGTCGTCCAAGGCGTCATTACTGGACCACCCCCGCCAGCCGCGCCCGGATCGTCGCCGCCAACGCCTCGGCCTCGGTGAACTGCGCCTCCAGCTGTTCCTGCAAGGCGCCGAAGCGTTCGGCAAAGGGCGTCTCGTCCTCCTCTGCCGCCTCGGCCCCCACATAGCGGCCCGGGGTCAGGACGTGGCCGTGGGACCGGATTTCCGCAAGGCTCGCCGATTTGCAGAAGCCCGGCACGTCGGCATAGCCCTCGCCCAGCCGCCAGGCGTGGTAGGTCTCGGCGATCTGCGCGATGTCGGCGTCGGAAAACTCCTTGCGCGTGCGGTCCACCATGAAGCCCAGCTTGCGGGCGTCGATGAACAGCACCTCACCGCGCCGGTCGCGCAGCTTGCGGTCGCGCGCGATGCCGTTCGATTTGTCACGCGCCAGTAACCACAGGCAGGCCGGGATCTGGGTGGAATAGAACAGCTGCCCCGGCAGGGCGATCATGCAATCCACCACCTCGCCCTCGATCATCGCGCGGCGCATCTCGCCCTCGCCCGACTGGGTCGAGGACATGGACCCATTGGCCAGCACCACCCCCGCCGTGCCGGTGGGCGAGAGGTGGTGCAGGATGTGCTGCAGCCAGGCGAAGTTGGCATTGCCCGAGGGCGGGATGCCATATTTCCACCGCGCATCCTCGCGCAGCCGCTCACCGCCCCAGTCCGAGATGTTGAAGGGCGGGTTGGCGAGGATCACGTCGGCGCGCAGGTCGGGAAGTTCGTTCTTGTGGAAGGTGCCTTCGGAGTTCCAGCGGATGTCGGCGTCGATCCCGCGCACGGCCAGGTTCATCTTGCACAGCCGCCAGGTGGTGTAGTTCGACTCCTGCCCGTAGATGGCAATGTCGCCCAAGCGGCCGCCATGCGCCTCGACGAACTTTTCCGATTGCACGAACATGCCACCAGAGCCGCAGCAGGGGTCGTAGACGCGGCCTTTGTAAGGTTCCAGCATCTCGACCATGGTGCGCACGACCGAGCGGGGGGTGTAGAACTCGCCGCCGCGCTTGCCCTCGCTGCCCGCGAACTGGCCGAGGAAGTATTCGTAGACCCTGCCCAGCAGGTCGCGCGTCTTGTCCTTGCCCTCACCCAGCGCGATGCCCGAGATCAGGTCGATGAGTTCGCCCAGCATGACGGCGTTCAGGGCGGGGCGGCCGTAATCCTTGGGCAGGACACCCTTGAGCGATGGGTTGACCTTCTCGATGGCGATCATCGCCTCGTCGATCAGGCGGCCGATGGTGGGCTGCTTGGCATTGGCCTGAAGGTGCGACCAGCGCGCTTCCTGTGGGACCCAGAAGATGTTGTCGGCGAGGTATTCGTCGGGGTCCTCGGCCCCCTCAGGGTATTCGGCCAACAGCGCCTGGCGTTTCATCTCGAACCCGTCCGAGATGTGCTTCAGGAAGATCAGGCCAAGGGCGACGTGCTTGTAATCCGACGGCTCCATGTTGCCGCGCAGCTTATCGGCGGCCTTGAAGAGGGCGGCTTCAATGCCGAGGTCAGATCCGTTGTCGATTGATGCCATTGTGAAATCTGCCCCCCGGTAAGTCTTTTTGACACGGTATTTCAGCCGGAGGGTGAAATCTAGTCGCTAACGGCGGTTTGGCGGCGGTCTTTCCCACGGTCGCCCCCTTGGCATTGCCGCCGTGACCTCCACCTCTCGCAGCATCCCTCCCGCGATCAGCCCGTCCCGCACCCAGCCCAGCGCCTGCCACCATTCATCATGGCCGCGCCGGGCGGCCTCGATCTGCTGCGGGTGGGGGGCGAAGGTGACCGGGCAGGCGAGGATGTCGATGGTCTTCCATGTGGCGCGCGCGCCTGCGCCACGCACTCGGACGCGCTCGGTGCCCACGACGATGACCCCCGCATGCGTACCATGCTGGTTCTGCTTGACGATGGTCGGCACGCAGCGCGGGACGGCGCCGGGCATCCAGTCTGGCGTCAGCCCGGCGCGGGCCAGTTCGGCGACGCGGATCGCCATGCGCTTGCCGCCGAGGCTGTCCGGGATCCCGGCGACTGTGGCGGCAATCACCTCGGCATCCTCGTGGGTGTAGCCGCCGATCTTGTGCTGGCCGCCATCGATCTTGCAGCCCAGCACAGCGCGCTGCAGCAAGACGTATTCCAGGCCGAAGCCGAAGCCTTCCTCGGTGGCGTCGGGTGGCAGGGGCAGGTTCAGCTGCGCCTGTTCGATCCGGAATGCCCATTCCAGCGCCGCCTGCACGCCCAGCGCACGCTTGACCTTGGTGCCGCTGACGCGACCGTGGAAACTCATGGCTGCAATCCTTCAAGGAAATCCATCTGCGCCGGGCGCGGGGTCTGATCGGTCGGTCGCCATATCCACGGGCCCGAGGTCATGGGCAGCTGCGAGAGAGCGCCACGCATGTGCTGCTGCCAGAGGGTGAACTCCGTTGCCGAGCAGGCGCAGAGCGCGTGCCCGATAGGCCAGCCCATCAGCCATCCGACGAAGAGCGGGTTCAGCCGCCGCCGCGACCGGCCCTTCAGGATCCGCCGCGAGACGACGCGCCCATGCGAGGCAATCATCGAAGCCCAGAGCGGGCGCGAGATCGGGGCGTGCGGCGAGGACCGCGGCCCATCCGGCAAGGTCGCCGGGGCCGGGCGGGTGAAGCCCTGTTCCGCCCGGTAGTGCAGCAGGTCCATCCGAGACTTGCCGTCGGCGCGGGTGATGCTGGCCTCCGAACTGCCCTTCCAGTTCTGGGTCGCTGGGGTGGGCCAGTGGTTCGGCAGGGCCTTCGCGATGCCCAGCGCCAGCGCCTCGGCCTTGCGGGTGAAGTCGCTGATCCCGGCCGGGTTGTAACGGCCGGTGCCGGGGTGCAGGCTCATCGGTGTGGGCCAGGATGAAGATGCGGAGCCGCTCATGCGGCGCGCCGACCTCTGCCGCCGAGAACAAGCCTGCCGCAGGCGTGTAGCCCAGTCCCCAAAGCTCTCGCAGGACGGTTTCGAGGCCGAGGGTGACGTGCCCGGCGACGTTTTCGAGGAAGACCCATTCGGGGTGGCATTCGCCAATGACGCGGGCGACGTCGGGCCAGAGGTGACGGGGATCGTCGGCACCGCCGCGTTTCCCGGCCGCGCTGAAGGGCTGGCAAGGGTAGCCTGCGAGGATGGCATCGAAAGCACCGCGGAAGGGACGGGCATCGAAGCTGCGCAGATCGGTCCAGATCGGGGCCGGGGCGAAGTAGCCTGCGCGCTGGGCGACGATGAGGACGGCGCGCGGCCAGTCCTCCCATTCGACGAAGGCGCGGGTGTGATAGCCGGGCTCGGCGAGCATGAGGCCCAGATCAAGGCCTCCGCCGCCTGCGCAGAGGGAGAGTCCGTGCCGGGGACGTGACACCATGCCATTCACCGCACCCCGCGCTCGCGCAGGCGTGCGGCCGTGACCAGCCCGCGGGCCAGCATGGCGTCGCGCATCGTGTTGCTGATCGCGCTGACCGGCAGGTAGCGGTCGGAGTTGACCAGATCGGCGTAGAAGGCGGGCAGGTCGGTGATCGGCGTCAACGCCGGGGCAGGGGCCACCTTGGGCTTGCGGCGTTTCCGGCCCGCATCCTCGACCTTGCGCTGGGCGGCGCGCTGCATGGCACGGTCCAGCGCCTTCGGCCCATCGGGCGGTTCGGGGTGCTCCTGGCGGCTGGCCTCGGCCGCAGCGATGATCTCCGCCTCGGTCAGCCCAAGGTCGTCGCGCCAGCGCTGGACGTGCAGCCGGGGCGGCCAGCCTTGCCACCAGCAGGGCAGGGCGGCGGGATCGAGGCCCAGCGCTGCGAGCAGATCCCCGAAAACCTCATCGGAAATTGCCGCGCACGCTTGCGCGCCCTCCTCCTCCTTTACTGGTTTACTTAGAGGTTCCCTTACAGGGTTAGTGTCCGGATTTCGGACACGGCTTTCGGCATTTTCCGGACACGGGTCGGCCGGAAAATCGGACACGGCTTCCGGCTGATCCCCGTGTCCGAAATCCGGACACGGCAAGGCATCGGCCGCGGCATCGAGGGGCGAACCTTCTGCCATGTCGGCGAATTCGGCGCAGTCATTGTCCCCGTGTCCGGATTCCGGACACGGCACCACAGCCACGGGTGTGAAGCCCGGCTCGAGCCCCAGGATGTAGCGGGTCGGCAGCTGGCGCTTGGTCACAGGATCGAGCCGCGGCACGCGCCGAAGCAGGCCCGCAGCTTCGAGCTGGCCGAGGTGATCGTTCAGCGTCGACCGGCTGATCTCGCAATCATGCGCCAGCCGATCCTGCGAGGGAAAGCAGCCGTAGTCCGGGTTGAACCGGTCGCAGAGATGCCAGAGCACGATCTTGGTCGTGGGCTTCAACCCGCGCTGTTTGATGGCCCAGTTGGTGGCCTCGTGGCTCATGGCGCGGGCCTCCGTTGGGCCGGGGCGATGCGCGTGGTGAACCCGTGATCGGCCAGCGCGCCCAGCGCGTTATCAAGGCTGCGGACCAGCGCCCAGCCGAAGCCCTGAGCCTGCACGGCGTCGCGGAACGCCTCCTGCTCCGGTCGCAATCGCCCCTTCGGCGCCTTCAATTCGAGGAACAGGATGCGCCCATCGCAAAGCACCATCAGATCGGCGAATCCGGCATGCACGCCCATGCCGACGAGGATCGCCTGGCGCTTGGCGCCGCGGGGTCCGGCCTCGGTCACCTCGTTGGCGCAGTGATGGATGATGGCGGTGCGGGGCAGGGCGATGCGCAGCGCCTGCACCACGGCGCGCTGCAGATCGGCCTCGGGGGTGCCGCGGCGCATCATCGCGCGGCCCTCCCCTGATCCTCGCGCTGGGCGCGCCGCACCGGCCGCCGCGCATCAACGACGACCAGCAGGCGCTGCGCATCAGCGCGCTCGGCTGAGGTCTCGCCATGCTGGACCAGCACATCGCAGGCGAGCCGGATCAGGAGATCGCTGTGATGTGCGACGTCGGCGATAACCGCGCGGGCCTCGGCCACGCGGTCGGCGGGCCAGGCGGAACTGCGGGGCTGGATGGTCATGACCGCCCCCGCGTCTTGCGCACCGGATGGGCTTGTTCCTGCGCCCTGATCCATTCCTGGATGGCGGCGCGGCGATAGAAGGTCTTTCGACCTATGCGTGTGCAAGGCGGCCCCTGGCGGCGGGCTTCCCACCGGGACAGCGTGTCGGCCGTCAGGCCCAGCGCGCGGGCCAACTGCTCCCGGCTGATCCCGTCGGCCAGCAGGTCCGGGATGTCCTCGTCGGGATCGGTCTGAATGTCCTTCATCGGCTGCTCCATTCGGGTGGCACCCCTCTGGCGGGGGCCGGGTCAGCGAAGCAGAGCGCGAGGACCGGAAGATAGGCGGAAGGTGGAATTGCAGGCCGCTACTCCGTTCCACCCCTTGTTTCATTAGGTTTTAGGATGCTCGGTCAGACAGGATAACCGCGGGGAGACGGCTGCACGACCATCGCCCTTGCCGCTTCCGGGCGGCGATCCATGCGCCAGCGTCACCACTCTCTCTGGGGCGGGCTGATTGACCGGTGTTCGGACGGTTTCGCGGGTTCTGTCGCGGGTGGAATTGCCGGAATGGGTCGTTCCGGTCGCGTTCCGCAGGCCCTCGACGATATCCACCGAAGCTCTGCCGACGATGGTCGAAGCGCACGGGATACCTGTTGCAGACTCGCCCATCGGCTGAGTAGATTCGCCGTTGAGCAGTCCATAAGAATCGAAAAGACGAACGCAGTCGGATGCGCACGCCGGTCACGGTGTGCCTCTGGCTTACAGGCGGTTTTCCTCGACGACGTGCTCTGAATCCTGAGTCAGCCCACGTGCTCGGCACGGCGGGTCATATGTAACCTGCATGCCGACGGCCCTGGCCGAAGGATGCTGCATGTCTGAAAGGAGTTTCCCGATGCCTCTGCCCCCCGTCGCATTCTTCTCGATCTACGAAATCGCCGTGCGCTGGGGTTGCCACCATGCCGATGTGGCGGGCTGGGCAGCGGCAGGGCATCTGCATGTCGTGGCGGGCATCCCTCCCGTCCTCAGCGGTGAAGAAACGGTGGCCGGGATGGTCCAGGTGCCGATGGCGGAACTGATGGGGATGTTCCGGCGGATGGGCCCGAGCGACGAGCTGGCGCGTCTCAGGCGGGTCATGCCGCTGGGCAGCAAGACCTGGCTCACGATCACGGATCCGGCTGAGGGGGTGCTGGTCCGGTCCTCCGACCTGCTGCTGGATTCCGGAACGCTGCAAGCCTTCGAGGAGGAACGCGATCTGCTGCGGCGCCCGGCTTCCACCATCGGGGCCAGCCCGCGCTACGATTGGGACGCGATGTATGCGTGGCTTACGTGGTTCCTGTTCGAAAAGGGCGTGCCCGATACCCAGACCGCGCTGGTAACGCTGGTGCAGGACTGGTTCGTGCAGAACTCGAAGTCGGGCGAGGTGCCGGATGAAAGCACTATCCGCAAGCGGCTGTCCTCGCTCTGGCGAAGGTTGCGGGGCGAGGATGCCGCGTGACGGTCAGGCCGATTTCGGCAGGTCGGTCTCCTCCTGCGCCGCGTCATGCACAAGGCGCGGCCGCGGGCGCAGGAGGCTGGCCACCGTGTCGACGCCCGCGCGCAAGGGGGAATCCATCAGGTGCGCGTAGCGCTGGGTGGTCTGCATCTGGCTGTGGCCCAAGAGCTTGCCGATCATTTCCAGCGATGCGCCGCCGCTGACCAAGAGCGAGGCGAAGGTGTGACGCAGGTCGTGGATGCGAACGTCGGCGAGCCCGGTTTCCTTTTGCACCTTGGCCCAGAAGCGGCGGATTTCCCGCACCGGCTGGCCGACCGTGTCGCCGGGAAACAGCCACGGGTTACCGCTTGGCACCGCCTGCTGGCGCAGCCGCACGATGGCCGCCACGTCCTGCGAAATCGGCACGCGGTGGATCTTGCGCTGCTTGGTCGTCGAGGCGGGTTTCGACCAGATGGCATAGTCGAGGTTGAACTGTTCGAAACGCGCCGTCCGGACCTCGCCGACGCGGGCGCCGGTCAGCATGCACATGCGGATGATCGCCGCGGCGCGCTGATCCTCGGCGGCATCCAGCACGGCCGCCAGCCGGGTCAGTTCTTCGGGCGACAGGAACCGTTCACGGGCATGTTCGATGCGCCGATGGAACCCCTGCGCGGGGTTGTCCGTCCGCCATTCCCATTCCATCGCCAGCGTGAACATCTTGCGCAGCACCTCGCCCATGCGGTTGGCCCGGATCGGGGTGGGCTTGTGCCCCTGCAGCTTGCGCGCCCGGTTGTTGGGCTTTGCCTTGCAGGGTCGCGGACGACCCTCAGCCACGAAATCGAGGAACTTCGCGACGTCGGACTTGGTGATCTCCGTCACCAGCCGGTTCCCCCATGCCGGTTCGACCATCTTCTTCAGCATCGAGACCTGGTCGCCCGCATTGGTCTTGGCCAGTTTCGGCAGATGCTCGGCGATGTAGCGGTCGATCATGTCCGTGACACGCGGGGCCCCGCGCCACTCGTCGCGCGCCGCCAGAGGATCCTGCCCCTCATCGATGGCGCGGCGCAGTTCCTTGGCGCGTTCGCGCGCGGCCGTGACGCTCCACTCCGGCCAGCGCCCGATGGTCATCCGCCGCTGCCGCCCGGCGTAGCGGTAGTCGATGGTAAAGGTCCGCGCGCCCGAGGCCTGCACCCGCGCGGCGAACCCGATCACCTCCGTGTCGAAGATCTGATAGCTGACGCCGGGCTTCGGTTCCACCTCGCGCAGGGTTTTCTCATTAAGTTTCAGTCGTTTGACCAT